CTACGCGCACTTTGACCCGCATGCGGGCGTGTTTATCTGGTGCGACTCTCGCGAGGCTGCGGTCGATCTGGTGAGTGATGCGGAGATCCCACAGTACGTGCTTCGCGTGGTGGAGATCTATCCTGCCGGGCGGCAGGTCTAGCGAGTGCTCTTGCTGTCCAGGTATGCGTCCGGCTGAATGTCCGGATCGGGCGGCGGCACAACATCGGCGCTGAGACACGGGCGGCCACGCCAGTGTAGGCGCAAGTCGCGATGGCAGTATTCGCAGCGTTCAGCTGGTGGGTCGAATCCTGTGGTGTTGGTCATGTCTTGAGTGTACATCGGAGGTGCGTATGGGTATCAGTGCGGCAGCGGCAAAAGCGCTGGGTGCGTTGCAGAATGCGTTCCAGGCGGGCCGTCTATCAGTGCGCCAATTCCAGCGGCAAGAGGCGCGGATCGTCGAGAAAGATCACGCGGGCAAGCCGGAGCGCTACGGGCGCCGGGCGGCACCGTCCAGCGGCAGCCGGCAAAACGAGCGGCGGCTCGATATCGCGTTCGCCTTTCGCACGGTGACGCAGGATTATCCGGGCGAGTTGCGCAGCGTGCGCCGCCGCATGGCGCGGGAGCTGGGCAAACGCACCTGGCGCAAGCGGAACGGGCTGCCGGAGTTGGCGCATGCCTGATCGCGCGTATCCGAACGAGCAGCCGGTAGCGGTAAAGCCTGCGACGGCTGTGCAGAAGCTGTGTGTCAACTGCGAACACTTTGCGATGCGCTTCAGGGGCGATGACCTGAAGCCAAACGAGGAAGTTCTGAACGTCCTGCAGTTCCGCTGTGAGCAGGGCAAGTTCGATCTGAAGGGCCGCCCGCTGGCACATGGTCAATTCATCATGTACATGTACATGGGACAGCGGTGCGACAAGTTCCAAGTTCTCGATTTCTCCGGGCCGAAAGGTCGGGCGGGGCTGCCCAGCGGAGAACAGTTCGGTAGCGGTGGGCTGCTGCAAGTGGACCCGCCGCCGCCGAGCGAACAAAGTCAGTCGGAGGTGTTGTAAATGTTCGAGCCGATCACAAAATTTGCCTCGGTCCACGGTCGCTACTACGCGACCGAGGCCGACCTGGTCACCGACTTGGTGCGCAACGGCTTCCAGGTCAGTCCGCAGGCCAAAGATGGCGGGCGCCTGCGCAAAACGTGGCTGGGAGCGCCCGGCACGCATCTGGACAACGGCACGCCAAAGCCGGGCTTGCTGGTGGTGGCCGAAGGGCAGTCGGTGATAGTGGAAGATCAGGCGGGCAAGGGCGAACAGCTTACGTGGTCTACGCCTATCGTGCCGTTCCGTCTGACGCGCTACCTCACGCCGCAACAGCACGACTTCTTTGTCGAGTACCGGCACCACGAAGACTACAAGCAAGGTATCCCGGTGCTGGAGCCTGCCTACACCAGCATGGATCTAGGATGGTGGTCGTGGATCAACTACGGTCGCGGCGGGACTGATAATCCGCTGGCTGTCGGCGAGCGCTGGCTGCCGCCGATCGGCGTGCCGGCCGGGTGGGCCTGGCGGTGGAAGCCTGGCTCGACGAGTATGCGGATGGAAGATGTGGAAGTCTTTCCGATGGAGCAGTACCGCCGCCAGTTCAACCCGCCCGTCGCGCAGCCGAAGCCTGCCGGGGAGTACAAGTACTCCGATGGTGAGCTGGGCCAGGGCGCGATGAACATCCTGTTCGGCTCTGGCGACGTGCCCAGCAAAGGCCGCCAGATCCGCGCGCTCGCCGAAGAGCGCAAGTAACAAGCTCCTGCGAGGGAGAGCGGGCCCGTGGTTGCCCTGGCCGCGCCAAACAGGGTCCGGGCCCGCTTCACCAGTTTCCACGTTGTCGGAGGTCTGATGCCCGCATACTACACCAAGCCGCTCGCCCATTGGGTGCGTGATAGCAACCTGTGGCTCGACCCGATCGCGGGCGAGGCCATCGCGGAGAACATCCTGGACACCGCCGCCGATGAGCGCGCGTACATCCCGACCGGCTTCTGCTTCGAGCAGGCGCTGCAAGCCCAGCCCGACCCGGTGAACATGGAGACCGGCCAGGTTGTCGCGGATATCCCGGACTGGGCGTTTGCCACCGCCGAGACCGCGCAGCGCATCGCGGACCTGCTGGGCGCGGCGATGCCGGAGCTGAACTATGCGCGGGTAATCCTGGGCCAGCAGAACGCGCGGTTCCCATACGTGTCTGTCGGGCGCGGCCCGATCAGACCGCGCGTACTGCATCTGTCGAGCACGAACGGCGGCCAGGTCGTAATCAATGCGGGGCTGGTGGCGTGGACCCTGGCGCGGCACATGAGCGTGGAGCCGCAGACCGGTCAAGTGCGCGAGCACTGGGGCCCGTCGCGCGATGCGCTGGCTGAGACGTTCCGTGATGAGCTGCGAAGGTCTGCTGATGTGGGCCAGCTGCTGGCCGTGGCGCCGATCGCTGGCGACAAGTTTGCCGTGGTGCCGTCGCGAATCGCGGCGTAACGATTTGTCCTGTAGCTGTTGAGTGAGAGTGCGCAACTTGGGCGCGGCGGGCCTTACCGTTCGCGCCCGCTTTTTCTGGTCATGAGGTGTGATGGCACGTAGACGGGCAAGCGGTGAGCAGTGGCGGCGGTTGGGTGTCCGGGCTGAGTCCGGCGTAGTCGCCAGCGTTCGAGCCGCGCGCGAGGCGTTCGTTGCCCGCGAAGCGATCTACGCTCTGGAGCTGCAGGCTGAGGATCGCGACTGGCATCAGCTCATGGGCGGCAGTGACCGCGAGTTCAGCTTGACCGGGCTGCGGAACATCATGAAGCTTTCGCGGCTGATGTTTTTGAAGAATCCGCTGATCAACCTCGCCGTGACATTGCAGGCTCGCTACGTCTGGGGCCAGGGCTGCCAGATCAGCAGCGACGATCCGCGGACGCAGCAGGTCATTAACGACTTTGTGGCCGACAACGCCAAAGTGCTCACCGGCCACCAGGCGCGCATCATGTGCGAGCAGGATCTGCAGGTGCTGGGCAACCTGTTCCTGGTGCTGTTCGACGATGCTTCGACAGGGCGGGTGGCAGCAAGAACGATCCCGCCCGAAGAGGTTGAGGACATCCTGACGGATCCGGAGGACGCGCGCAGCGCCTGGGTGTACAAGCGCGTGTGGTCGCAGCGCGACTTGGCCGGCAAGACCGTGCAGCGGACAGCCTACTATCCGGCCATCGACCTGACGCCGCAAGCGCTGGCGTTGGTGCAGGCGCAGTATCCCGAGCTGCAGACGACGCCGGTGCTGCATGTGCGCGTCGGCGGGTTGTCCGACATGCGCATGGGCGTGCCGGAGACGTACCAGGCGATCGACTGGGCCAGGGCGTACAAGCGGTTTCTGGAGGACTGGGCGTCCATCAACGCCGCGTTGGCCAAATTCGCCTGGAACTTCAAAACGCCGGGCGGTCAGAGGGCAGTCACGGCGGCAAAGACGCGTCTAGGCACTACGGTTGGTACGGGGTCCAGTTATGCGGAGACAAATCCGCCATCGACCACAGGGGCGACCTTTATCTCCAGTGGTGCTGAGATGACGCCGATGAAGACGAGCGGCGCGACCACCAGCGCCGAAGAGGGGCGGCGGCTGCTGCTGATGGTCGCGGCGGCCACGGGCCTGCCGGAGACGTTCTTCGGCGATGTCAGTGTCGGCACGCTGGCAACGGCGAAGAGCCTGGACCGCCCGACCGAGCTGAAATTCAAGGACCGCCAGGAGCTGTGGAAGAGCATCTACGAGACGCTCGTGAAGTACGCCGTGGCGCGGTCGCGCGGCGCTGCCAACGGGCGTATGTTTGCCAGCAATCAGCAGGCCGTGGAGGTCAAGGTTGCGTTCCCCGACATCCTTGAGCACGACATCACAGAGCAGGTTAGAGCGATCGTTTCTGCCGCGACTCTCGACGGAAAACCGCTGGCTGGAACCATCCCGCTGGAAGACGTTACGAGGATGGTCGGAACGGCGCTCGGCGTCCAGGATGTGGAAGCTCTGGTCGCGTCCGTCCTGGCTGACGAAGAAGAGCGCCAGGCGAAGGCTGATGCGATTGCGCAGCGCGGCGGGACCCGCACGCCGGGCGCGCCTGGCGCGGAGTCGCCCGACGATGCCGAGGATGTCGAAGATGACGGCGAAAACAGCATGCGGGAGGCGATCCGCGAGCTGAGAGAGGCGCTGGTGACGTTCGCCGCGAATGCGCGTGCCGCCGCTTGATGGCGGCGCTGTCGTCGCCGCCACGCACCGCCTGCTCGAAGCCATGACGTGGCGCTCGCAAGATCGAGCGAAACGGCCATACGAGAAGCGAGTCGCAGCGCTCATGCGCCGCATGTTCGCCCGGCAATCCGCGGTCATGCTGAAGCAGCTCATGCCGCGAGCGCGGCGCGAGTTCGTCGAGGCTGAGCTGCCCGGCGACCTGGGCAACCTGCTGTCCGGCCTGCTGGCACAGGATGCGGCTACCTGGCAGCGGTCGCTAGCGGCAATCCTCGCTCGGGCGTTCACGGAGGCCGGCATCACGCTCGCCCGCGACATGGACCTGAGCCCGGACTTCGAGATGCCGGTGGACCGGCCGCTGGCCATCATGCTGGACCGTGCGGGAGACCGGATCACCAGGATAAACGAGACCACGCGCGATGCGGTGCGGGACATCCTGACCGAAGGCATTGCGCAGCGCAAGAGCTACCAGCAAGTAGCTCTTGCGCTGCGGCAGAAGTTCCAGGAGTTTCGGACGCCAGCACGCCAACGGCACATCCGTGACCGCGCCGAGCTGATTGCCATTACCGAAGTGGGCCAAGCGTACGTCGATGGCCAGCTCGCCGTAGCCGCAAGGCTGCAAGGCCGCGGCATCGCGATGGAAAAAAGCTGGCTGACAACCGGCGATGGGCGCGTGAGTGACGGGTGCGCGGGCAATGCGGCGGCGGGGTGGCTGGCGTTTGACGCGGCGTTTCCTAGTGGACATCCGGCGCCGCTGCGGTTTCCTGGGTGCCGGTGTGCGCTGCAGATGCGACAGAAGGGGGTTGAGTGATCCAAGAGCGAAACGTCGAAGTCTACCGGCTGGTGTCAGTCATCGACACCGTCAACGCCAACGTGATTCTCCCGGCGCCGGGCCGCGTGTTGGGTGCTTATGTGTTGGGTGCCGCCAGCGGCATCCGCTACGTGAAGCTGTACAACAAAGCTACGGCTCCCGTCGTTGGTACAGACACCCCGCTGGTAACGCTGCAGGCGTCTATCACCGCAGCGGAGGGCGCGGCGTTCATGATCGCGGCCCCGCTGGGCGTGCCGATGGTTCACTTTCCGGGGCGCGGGCTGTTTTTCAGCGCGGGTATCGGCGTCGGCATTACGGTCGGTGTCGCCGACAGCAACACAAGCGCGCCTTCTGCCGCCGGCGACGTGTACCTGCATGTGTTTTACCAGAGGGGGCGCTAATGTTCACCAAGCTGATCGAGGTCGGACGCAAGTTCTCGAAGGCCAACGAAGCGCGCCTCCGCAAGGCCGTGGAAGCCATCGGCGAACTGCTGGCCCAGCTCGACGTGTCCGAGGCCGAGCGCTCGTATGCCAACAAGCAGCGGGCGCTGCACCGCGCGTTGAGCGCGATGCATGGCGAGACTTACACCTGGGTGGTCGATGTGTTCGACGAATCGCTAGTGTACTCGCAGGCCGGCAAGTATTACCAGTGCCCGTACGCCATGGATGACGCGGGCAACGCAACGTTTGGCGAAGCCGTCGAGGTGCTGCCGCAGACGATCTACAGCCCGGTGGGCACCGGCATGCTGACCGAGGCCTCCATCGAAGGGGATTGCATCCCGCTGGTCGAGACCGAACTGCGCGAAGCGACCGCCAACCTGAAGCTCATCGCGCCCGGGTGGGGATCAAGCGGCTACTATCCAGCGGCCACGTTGAAGGCCGCCGCGCCGGTGTTCGGCAAGGGCACCAAGATGTTTTGGAACCACCAGACGGCCGCCGAAGAAGCCAGCAGGCCGGAGGGTGATCTGGACAAGCTGGCTGCCGAGCTGGTCGAGGATGCGCGCTGGATGGATAGCGGCGCGTCGGGCCCGGGGCTCTACGCCAAGGCCAAAGTGTTTGAGCAATACGCGCCACACGTCAAAGACCTGGCGCCGCACATCGGCGTGTCGATCCGCGCGAGTGGCATGGGCCGCCAGGGCGAAGCCGAGGGCCGCAAGGGCCTGATCGTCGAGCAGCTCACCAGCGCGCGGTCGGTCGATTTTGTCACGGTGCCGGGCGCGGGTGGGCAGGTATTGAGTTTGTTTGAGTCGGCGGGGCGGAAGCCTGCTGCCGCAAATCCAAGTCAGGAGTTCGACATGAACGAACAGCAGGTACAAGCCCTGATCGAGGCGGCAGTTGCGCCGGTTCGCACGCAGGCGGCAGCAGCCGAAACCAAGGTGACGGCGCTGGAGACTGAAAACGCGCGGCTGCGCGAGTCGCTGGCTCTGCAGGGTGCGCGCGGTGTGGTGCAGCGCAAGCTGGCCAGTATCACCATGCCGGAGATGACCCGCACGCGGCTGACCGAGTCGCTGGTGATGAAGGCCACGGTGAAGGACGGCGCGCTGGATGTGGCCGCGCTCGAAGCCCTGTGCGTGTCCGAGGCGAAGGCCGAGATGGACTATCTGTCCAGCGTCGGCGGGCCGCGCGTGACGGGCATGGGCGCGGTGCCGGTGACCGAGGCGAAGGCGATCGATTCGGCCACTCTGGCGAAGCGCATGGGCAACATGTTCGGGCTGAGCGAAGCGGGCGCGGCTGCGGCTGCGGCGGGGCGGCAGTAGGCCGCCGGTTGAGCTGAAGGAGCAAGAGGAGAAACATCACATGCCTGCATCGAGCATCGTGAATTTGGACGCCTTGAAGTGCGTCTCCGCCCGCTATGACTTCGCCGTCCATGGCGGAGCGATCGGAGCCATCCCGCTGCGCGTGGCGTTGCCCACCGGGGCGATCGTAATCCACGCCATCATCCGCGTGCGCACCGTGCCGACCAGCGGCGGCTCGGCCACCATTGCGCTGGGAATCGAAGGCGCGGCTGACCTGGTAGCGGCCACTGCCATCGGCTCGGCGCCCTGGTCCACCACGGGCGTCAAGTTGGGCATCCCCGACTTTGCGACGGTTGGCGACCAGTTCATCGTCACGACCAACGCCAAGGAGCTGACAGCCACGGTCGCGACCGCCGCGCTGACTGCCGGCGTGTTTGACGTGTTCGTGTTCTACGTGATGAACGAGGTCGCGTAGGTTTTCGGAGCGACAGAACGAGAGGAGAACAAGCATGGAATTCATGGAGTTGATCGAAACGTTCCGCGCCGAAGACGCTTCCCGCGCCGTCGCGCGCGGCGAAGAAGGCCATCGCGCGGTCGGCGGCCTGCGCGGCCTGCCGGACTATCACGCGCGCCTAAATGAAGCTCTGGACGTCCTGGAAGCTGCGCGTAACACGCGGCTTGGGCTGATGCGCTTTTACGAGGCCATGAGCACGTCGGACTTCCCGTTGCTGATGGGCGATGTGCTCGACCGGCAGTTGCTCGGCATGTACGCGGAGACGCCGCAGACCTGGTCCAGCTATTGCCGCCGTGGCACAGTGCCGGACTTCCGCACGGTCAAGCGGTTTGCGGTGGATGGTGCCGAGGGCGTGCTGCCCGAGGTCACCGAAGACGAAGGCACGTACAAGCCGCAGGTGTTGAGCGAGACGCCGTACTCGTACGTCGTTAAGAAGTATGGCCGCCAGATGAAATTTCGCTGGGAGTCATGGGTCAACGACGACCTCAACGCTCTCGGCGCCAGCTCGCCCGCTCGCATGGCGCGGGCTGCGCGGCGGACCGAAGATCGCCTTGCGACTGCACTGCACGTTGGCACGTCGGGCCCGCTCAATACGGTGTACACCACAGCCAACCGCAATATCATCAACACGACCAACGGTGCCAGCAGCACCAATCCTGCGCTGAGCATCATCGGCCTGCAGGATGCCTTTGTGGTGATGGGCAACCAGCGCGATGCGGACAATGAGCCGATCTATGTGACGGGTGCAATCCTTGAGGTGCCGCCGGCTCTCGAAGTCGTGGCTCGTAACATTCTCAACGCCACGGAAATCAAGGTCGGCGCCGATTCGGCCGCGCAGCAAATCTTCACGGGCAACTGGATGCGCAACAAGCTGACGCTGGTGGTCAACCCGTACATTCCGATCTTAGCCAGCTCCAGCAACGGCAACTCGACTTGGTTTGTGCACATTCCGCCGTCCGAAGGCCGCCCGGGCTTCGAGGTGGGTTTCTTGCGAGGCAACGAACAGCCCGCGCTGTTCCAGAAAATCGGCGACCAGCAGCGTTTGGGCGGCGTCATCAATCCGTTTGACGGATCGTTTGACGACGACACGACGGCCTACAAGATCCGTCACGTAGTCGGCGGCACGGCGCTCGACGGCAAGGCGACCTACTCCAGCAACGGCTCTGGCTCCTAGCAGCCATGATTGGCCGCATTCGTGAGGCGCTGCGACTGGCGGAAGCTGTCCAGCGCCTCCAGGATCGGCTGCGCGAGGGCGGCACGCCGGACCACTGCTGTATCGCATTCGACCGCGAGGCTCTGACCTTCGTTCTCGAATGGAACGGCATCACGGTGCGGGGCTGGCCGCTGTCCGCAGCCCTCAAGCAATGTGCAGGCTTGGGCGATGTTGGCGAATCAACCACCAAAGACCGCCAGCAGCAGTAGTGCCCTTGAGGGCGCCGTATCTTCCTCCGAGTACGGCGCCCGCTTTTCTCTCGGAGGTCTCGGAGGTGTGTATGGGTGTGATGGCAGTGTTGGGCGTGCTCCAGAAAGTGCACGCCGTGCTTGGCAGCCCGCGACTGCAGGTGACGGCGCCGCCGCTGCAGCCGCCGACGTGTGGCCAAGACCAGCGGCTCGATGTGTTGATCCGTGAAGTCACGATGCTGCGCGAGACGATGGACCGGCTGCTCGAAGTGCAAGCCGCCGCGCTGCAGTTTGCTGTCGATCAAGCTGGGCCTGGCGCGGACGTGATCACACGTGTAGAGGAGCGTGAGCCGTCCACCATGGATCAGCTCCCGGAAGTAAGCCGTGTGGCAGAGATGATGGACGCCGTACGCGAAGAAATTGCAGCGGGCGGCAAGCTGAAGCTGAAAAAGCGAGGGTAAGCACGCCATGGCCTTCACGTTCGACGTATCGACCGACCGCGGCAAAGTACGCCTACTGATCGCCGACACGCGCAGCGATCTGCCGGAGTCGCCGATCTTCCAGGACGATCAGATCGACGCGTTTTTGTCCATGGAAAGCGGCAGCGTGAAGAATGCGGCGGCATTGGCTGCTGAGACCATTGCACTCAACGAAGCGCTGGTACAAAAAAAGATTGTGCTGCTCGGCGGGCATCTGGAGACAGACGGCCCGGCCACGGCGGAGGCGCTGCGAGCCAGCGCGGCCGAGTGGCGGCGGCAGGAAGATGATGCGCCCGCGTTCGAGATCGCCGAGCAGGTGCACGATCAGTTCACGTATCGAGACCGCGTGTGGAAAGAGTGGCAGAGAGGGCGGCTATGAAAACAAAACTTGGCGTGACCGCGTGGCAACCGCAGCCCGAGCAGGCGCTGCCGATGCCGGTGCTGGCTGATGACAGCGCATCGTATGATGCCGGCACGGTGCGCGATGTGCGCGCCTGGCTGGAGTCGGTACGCGACCTATTCGATGCGCGGCGGCCTTCTTCAACCCTCATTCAGCTCTACCGCAATGAGCACAACGAAGTGCGGGGTCATGTGATGTATGGCCTGGGCCTGGACTGCATTGCGGCGGGCAACTGTGGCCGCTTCCGGGCGACCACGCTGGAATTCTGCTACGGGAAAGACCCAGTGCAGGCGCGCTATCGGTATCTGGCCGCAATCGACGATTCCGACCTAGCCTGGCCGCTGTTTGTCGTGGGCCCGTTGCTCGGCGTGCTGCCGGGCGCAAGTGGTGATGATGTCGTGTTGACGCAGGCTGAGCAAGTACTCCTGGCCGCGTCCTAAGTTTCTCCGGCCGCTGGCCGGACCCAATTTCAAATCAGAGGACAACGAAATGCGAAAGCTTTTCGCAACAGCGCTGCTGTTGCTCATGCTCGCGGTGTGCGTGGCGCCAGTGATGGCGATCGACCTGCCGATCCCGGACTGCTCGCCCGAGAACTGCTCGAGTGATCCGATCCAGTGGTGCACGCCGTCGATCGAGATCATCACGGTCTGCGCGCCGATTGGCTGGCCGTGCTTTCCGCTTGTCATCATCCGCTGCGAATAGACCATGCCACTCGGATCCGGTCTGGTGCATCCGCTGATGACTGCCGCGCTGCGGGGCAACTTCCTGCGCAGCTCCTGCACGATCTGGCAGCTATCGGCGCGTGTCCAGGACAGCCTGGGCGCCGTCCAGCGCGCATGGCCGGATGACTACGAGCAGCTCACCGGCCATGTAGCCATCGCCTGCGCCATTGCGCCGGTCGAAGGCATGACGGGTGAGGAGACTGAGGAGCGCGCGGTGGACTCGACTTACGACAGGGCGCGGAAGAACGTGTTGCTGAATGCCGCGTATCCGCTGATCGAGGTGGAGATGGTGGCTGTGATCGACGGCGTAGCGCACAACATCGTCGGCGTGCCGCAATCCGCGGTCGGTGGCGTGACGTTGCTGGTGGTGGAGGTTGTGGAATGAGCGTCATCAACACAGCACTGCGACCGGGCGCCTGGCTCGGCGTCGAGGCCACGCCCGAACTGCTGGCCAAGCTCGCGCGCATGCATGCCATGGCCGAGGAAGACGCGCTCGACGATGTGGTGATCGCGGCTGCGCAGATGGTCGCCAGTGACGCCCGCGCGAAAGCGCCGGTGCTGTCCGGCACGCTGCGGCGGTCGATCACTGTGGAGGCCGTGGGCCCGGGTGATGTGCGTGTAGGCTCCGATGTGCCTTACGCTCGCCGCATCGAGTACGGCTTCGATGGCTCGGATAGCCGAGGTCGGACGTATCACCAAGCCGCGCAACCGTATCTGCGGCCCGCCATTGACGAAAACCGGGAGCGCATCCGACGCGCGGTCATCGACGGCGCGCGGGCGCTCATGCGGCAGGCGCTGGGGGTGGCGTGATGTGGTGGTATTCGCAGAGCACAGGAAAAATCTGGCGCAACAATGAGCCCACCCTGGCCGAAGGTTATGCGGGCGCAGGCGAGGGCATCAACAATGCCATGATGCAGCACGTCCGTAACGTGGGGCCGCTGCCGCGCGGGCTGTACCGGATGGCGCCAGCCGTAACGCACCCTCGCCTCGGCCCAGTTGCTATCGCGCTGGTGCATGACGGCGGCAACGACATGGGAGACCGCGAAGATTTCTGGATCCACGGCGACAACCGGCGGATGAACCGCACTGGCAGCAGAGGGTGTCCCATCTTCGACCGCTCGACGCGCGAGATCCTGCAGCGCTCGCCTGATCGCTGGCTAGTGGTGGTGTATTGATGCCGGAGCCTATGCTGGACCTGGCTGAGGCCATCCGGGCGCACGCGCTGAGCTATCCGGCGATCGCCGGGCTGATCGAGAACACCGGCGCCGAAGAGACCTACCGCTGGTACGGCCCGACGCTGGAGCAGGGCGCGGCGCTGCCGGCGGTGACGGTGCAGCTTGTGTCCAGCGTGGACGCGGCGGAGACGCAGCTCGGCCACAGCGGCTTGGAGCGCGCGCGGTACCAAGTGACGGTGTGGAGCAACTGCCAGCTCAAGCTGGTGCGGCTGTCGGCGCACATTGAGCGAGCGTTTCGAGGATACCGAGGCGTCATGGGCGGCGCGGGCGGCATCTACGTCGGCTACTGCGCCCGGGCAAATGCGGTGGACCTGGGGCGCGAGCCGGGCAGGAACGTGTACAAGCGGGCGCTCGACTTCTATTTCCTTTATCGGGTGGTGCAGTGATGGCTTTCAAGACGCATCTGTTTGGCGGCGTGACTATCCACGAGTGTCCGCACTGTCCTTTCGACGATGAGATGCCGGTCAACGTCAAGGTGCACGTCGCGCGGTGCCATCCGGAGACGCTGCCGGCACCACCGCCGCCGACTGAGCGCGCGCCGGACACCACGCTCTACGCCGCTGATGGCGCCCTGGTGACCAGCATGCCGATTTCCGCCGCCGACTGCGCGGCTGTAGAGATGTCCGAGGACATCATCCCCAACTTAGGAGAGTGATCTATGCCGAGACAGACTTTGACCGCCGCGCAGGCAAACGGGCCGTGGCCGGTACTGGCCGATGCGGTGACCGTGACGGCCACTGCGGCGCACGCGACGGATAAGGAGCAGACCGCGCTGACCGGTCGCGAGCTGCTGATCGCTCGCAACAGCGGCGCGTCGAGCCGGGTCTGCACCATCACCAGCGTGGCGCATCCCGAAACCAAGCGCACAGGCGACATTGTCGAGACGGTGCCTGCCGGCGAGATGCGACTGTTTGGTCCGTTCGCGATTGACGGGTTTCGCCAGTCGGACGGAATGTTGTATTTCGAGGCGGCGCACGCGGAAATCCTGTGGTCGGTAATCCGCTTCTAGCGGCAGGAAGAGCAAGAGGAGAACGAAAACATGGCACTGAGCACGAACGCCGCAGCGGTTTATAACACGCTGCTGAAGGTGTGCAACGATGCGAACGGCACCAGCCCGACCACGATCGCGGAAATCCGCGATATCGACCTCAGCCTGTTGTCGCAGGTCGAGGACGTAACGCCGCAGACGGCGGGCGGAGAGCGATGCAAAATCGTCACGCTGCTGGACAAGAAAGTGACCGCGATGGTCAACTGGCTGCCGACTGCTGCCACGCACAACGACAGCGCAGGGCTGCACTACCTGTGGCAGAACCGCATTGAGCGCACCTATCAGATCGTGGAAAGCAACGGCACCACCATCTACCAGTTCAACGCCATCATCGCGTCTATCAAGCACGGCCGCCCGGTTGCCGGGGCGCGCACTGCGCAGATCGAGTTTGAAGGCACCGGCACGATGGATCTGTCGGCCTAGTTCGTTTACCGATTCGGAGGAATCACATGGAGTACGTAGAGATCGAGTTGGGCGG